TCCATCTTTCGCAAGCCCTTTGGCGACCTCATTAGCCATCCGCTATTGCCGGAACAGTAAATGTACACCTTAAACGGCGTTTCGAGCTTTGGGCGGGTCTTGCGCACTTCAACCGTTTTCATGCCGGCCCAAATCAGCTTGCACCAGTTTGGACGGACGCTCAGTAAAACAGCTTTACTCACTGTGTGCCTCCCCGCCGTCCAGGTCACCTTTGAGCTGTTCGAGCTTTTCGAGCACGATCTGCTGTACCTCTTCCGGCTTGCCGACAATCTCAACGAGCTGCGCCAGCATGATGTAAACGTCCGCGATTTCTTCCCTGACGCTCTCGTTGGCGGCCTTGATCTTCGCACCGTTGCGGTAGTTGAAGGTCACGGCCCGCTGGAGATTGCAGATTGCCTTCGTGAGCTCCGACATTTCCTTGATCGCCATCTGGAGCTGAGGGGCGGTGCCGTACCGATTGATCGCCCGCCGGATGGTATTCAGGCCATAATCAGGAACGGTCGGGATGCCTGCATCCTCGTACCATTTGAGCTTTTCCCGCAGGGTCGCATAGGCCCACAAGATTGTGTAGTGCTCCGCGATCAGGCCATCGATGCTCTGCTTCGGGTCGTCGAAGAGGTGGTCGGTCAGGCTTTCGGAGAACTCCATATCGTTGCAGCCCAGATCGATGCTGCTGCCATGCCCCTTGACGAGCTGCCGCGCATCCTCGGTCAGTGCCATTTCAGGTTGCCGCAGCCATACCCAGCCGTCCTCGCTGACGTCAGTAAAGTTGAGGGCCGTCTGAAAGTTGTCCACGGGATTGTCGGTCGTCAACTTTGGCACACTCTTGATTTTTTGCTTATCCATTTGCTCACCCTTCTTTTTGAATAATCGTCATATCATAGCCGCTTTCCACGAACTTCACACAGAGGTCGTGCTTGATTCCATTTCCAAGATATGTATAGATGTCCGTCATTTCCTCCAACGTAAAATTCGTACCCAGCAGCTTGTTGATACCCTCAAAATGAAGTTTTCTTTCCTTGGGCGAAACTGCCTTAACTGCAGTCCGCGTAAGCCACTCCAGAATTTTTGCCTTCAGCTGGGTTTCGTCGGTCACATCTTTCAGACTGAAGCTGGAATCGGTTCTCAGACTGAAAATGAGTTCATTTTGCATATTCACGAACGCCTGCGGAAACGCCGCCTGAATTTTCCTTGCCCACGAGGTATCGAAAATGCTGAACTTTTCTACACCGCCTGCGGCTTCAGGTTCTTCTTTAGCAAAATAATCAATCGTGTTTTCGACATCTGCCAGTGTGTGAATATGTCCCAGTGAACCTTCCATGCTCAGCACGGCCTTCAGCTGGTCTGCGTTAAGTGTTCTCGTTTTTCGCTACCTCCTTTGGCGGCAGGGGCATCCACCCAACCACAGGAGAGTCCACACGGTTATTGTAAACGTCCTCCGGGTTGAAATAACGATATTCCCACCAGCCTTTAGGAATAAAGTAATCATCACTTTCTTCGTCGTAGGTTCCCCACTCGAAAATTTCTTCCCAGTAGAAAGCGCTCTTTTGGGACAAGACTGTGCCATCTTCGTAGTTAGCCGTCGTAATCCCATATCCACCGCAGGCGGTTTCAAACAGAATCAGCACATCTTCTTCGACTTTCGGCGGGTCCGTTTCAGGGTTGCGCCATGTCGGCCGCAGTGTTTCCGGGTCGATGGTTGGAGCCTCGTCCACGCTGTTCAGGGCATCCTTATAGCAGCATTCTTCAATAGTGAACGGATTGCTTGCACGAAGGTTCATTTCAATGCGCTTGTGCAAAGCGTTCGCGTCAATCAATCTTTTATCGCTCATTTTTCAATCTCCTTTCTTGTCGGCTCGCTCGCCCGCAGCCTTGCAGCTTCACGCGGGGCGGTGGTGATATCTGCCTGCGCCTGCTTCAAAAACTCGGCACGGCGGTATGTAAGGTCTGGCATTTCAGCCAGCTCTGCAAGTCCTCCCACGCTTCCGGCATAGGATTTTGCCGCCGGGGGGAGTTGGTCATACAGGGCTTTCAGCTCTTTCTGTCCGTCACTACGCAGCAGCCCGCCCTTTTCGTCAATGCCGATCACCATCGGGAACTTTCGCCAGCTCAAAAATGTCTGTGCCTTGCGTGCCGCTACAGCCAGAGCTTCCCATTC